AGTTGCTTCATCAATTTTATTAATATTAAGATTAACACCAGTCTCTCTAATTGCTGAGTCAACATTTAGATTTAATAGTTGAACACCAGCACTACGTCTAGAACCTTTTAAAGAAGATTTTAATTGAGTTAATGTTCTAAAGGATTCAGCCTGAGCAGATCCTATACTTTTAGCTGTTGATTTACCAGCTTGACCTAAAGCAGCTTGACCGGCAGCTTTCAATCCTTTAACAAATTCAGCTTCTTTTTGAAATGAATTAGAATCAGAAAGATTTTTTAGTTCAGTTTGAATACTTTCAGTTTGAATACGTCTATTACTTTGTATTCCAAATAAATTTGCTTGTTGTTGTAATTTATCAATACCTAGATTAGTAAGTTCATTTTCAAAACCTGTTTTAATAGTTTCAGCTTTAACTTCTTGTGTTTCTCTATTTAAACCTTGGTTAATTAATTCATTTTCAAGATCTGCATAAATAGCTTCACGTTGAAATGCTTGTTGTAATGCCACATCTTGTAAAGCAGCTTCTTGATCATTAATAGCTAATTCACGAGCAGCTTCGTTATAATCAAGTTGTGATTCATAAATGCCAAGATCTTTTTCGTAACGTGCTAAAGATTGAGCGTATGAATAGTCTTGTATTTCTGTATTGTAATCATATTGTTTTAATGCAGTTTCAAATTCATACTCTCGTTGAGCGTAATAATCGTTTTGTTCTGCTTTGAAAACTTCTTTTTCGTAGGAGTAATTGGCTGATGCTTGCTGGTTTAATTTTCTTTGTTCTTTGTTTTCTTCCTGTACTCTTCTTCGATTTTCTTCACCAGCTCCAATACCAAAAATTTTCATCTCAAGACCAGAAGTTTCTAACTGTTCTTTAAGAAAACTTTCCTTAGGATTAAATTCAATGTCAAACATTAAGCCCTCCTATAATATCGAGGTGAATAGTTTCCTTCCCACATCATCTCTACAAGAGATACAGGATATGGATAATCACTTGTCATTTTTAATTTAAAATTAGTGTTACGTTGATGTATAGGTACATCAAACCTATATTCAGGCTTTACAGGACTCGTACTAAATGCATAATCATCACTTACTATGACCTCTTTAATTAAAGTCCATTCTTTAGAACTACCTAATTTAGTTTCAAATACCAGTGGACCTGATCGACCAGTAGATACTTTAATTCTAGCAATAGTTAATATAGCACTAAAGTCAACAGAGTTACCATCTCTTCGTCTAAAATAAAATGTAGGTAATTGTACTTCAAAGTTATAGTTGTAGCCAATAATAATACTATCAGCTGCATCACTTAAATTTCCTACAGCTTCAAAATAGTTATAGTTTGTATTGGCTTCAATTTTAGGTGTTACTTCTACGAAATAACCCTCATCTTTATCAGGTTTACCAATTAAAACTGCACCTTTTTTACCAGAAATAGGTTTATAAGGTGTGTAGATTTTAGTTAAATTGTCAGTTGGGTTATAAACAACTTTATCGATAATTCCATCAGGAGATTTTGGGAGTGAAAACAAATCAAGACATGGATTACCTGTTACAACAAACTCATTATTAGAATCGAGTACAACAGAAACATCACCTGTAGGTAACTCATTAACTGTAATTGAGTTTAACAAATAAGCTTCTTCTTGTTGAGTTATAATTATAATATCATCGTTTAAAACGTAAGCATCTTGAATAGTACCTGTTAATTTCCATTTTGTCCAAGCTTGAAATAGATCTTTTTCACCATCGTTATAATAACTATACATATAGATATAAGACGATTGTCTATCTACAAGTAAAATAAAAGAGTTTTGTGGGCTAGAAACTAATCTATCAATACTTTCAGGAATCCATTCAAGTACAACTTTACTGATGTCTACAACAATAGGGGGTTGTTCTACATCTCGTAACTGCATACTAAATACTTTAGCATAATCAGGTACTTTATTAACAAAACCTACAGTAGTACCAATATCTACAGGAGATATATTACTATCCATTTCATAGTTAGATACTGTACGGATAATAGAAGACGTAGGTGTCAATGTATTTGCATCAGTAGCTGATAAAATAAACTGCTGTCGATCACCAAATAACAAAAGACCTTGAGCTGTAGGTAAGACATCAAATAACGTAACAGGTCTTGTACTAGATACGTTTAAATCAATAGGATCTGAAGCAATTTGTGTCAGAGCTGATTTAACAAAGAAGTTAAAAGGTTCATTAGCTACACTTAAGATTACATTATCTTCTGATAACAAACCAAATCTGTTGTTATAAAAAAATGTAGCCTTGATTGTTTTACCTACAAAAGAAGGTACTGGGCTTGTAATGTCATCACCAGCTAGCCTACTTACAAAAGGTATAGGTTCAAATGTAAATTGATCTACATTATTAACTGTACCAGTATAGATAAATCTATGTGGCATTGTTGATGCATCTAGTCCAGGTGAAGCATCTCTAGCAATTGTTTCTAGCCAATAACCTTTACCACTTATACCGTCATAAGCTACATATTTAACATAGTAATCATCACTATCACTATTAGTATTTAAGATGCGTAAATTATGGCCATCAAAAGATTCAGCTGGTAATTCAGTTACATTATTTACTTGATCTAAAAATGCTTCAATTGAATCATTATTAAAACCACCTACTGCTGTTAAAGTAAAAGGTAAAGGTGTGCCAGTTATTGTACTTGGTGTATTATTTAGAACAACTGCATTAGCACCACTAAATCTTCTAATAACTAAACTGTTAACATAAGACTCAATATACCAAACACCATCAAAATTAGCATTACTTGCGTTTTGTTGTGTTTCAATTATACTTTTTACTTCACCAGATAGTGAATTATTAGCATTAACTCCAGTTAAAAAATCTTGAAAAGTTGTACTTCCTGTTGCACTAGCTGTATCAGATATACCTTGAATAGTTACAGTATAATCGTAACCATCAACAAGTGAAACTAATTTTAAAGTACCTACTGAATTAGCAACAAAAGTACCAGCTGGTAGCATTGCTGTAACTTTAGTTTGGTTGGTAATAATTGTAGTATCTTGAATACTACGGAAATGAAAATGATCTGAAGTATTAGCACCTGTTAAATACGAACCACTATTGTTTGTAATATTACATGCTTTACCTGTTAATGCATTCCAAGCATAAATATTAATACCTTTAATAGCACCAATATAAGAAGTGGTTTCACTGCGATCCAGAAAAAACCATATAGCATCTTCTAAATCAGCTTTATTATAAGCATTGTCGTTTGTATCTTTTAGGTGCTCAATAAATTTCATACCAGGTCTTTTTAGTAGACCATAAGTAGGATCAGGATACCCATTAATACACTCAGATACCTGACCAGCTAGTTTTTTGTCGTCGTTTTGGTTAGAGACACCACCTAAAAAATTAGGTGATAGTTGTGTTACTACTGGCATTAGCGATACAGTGCGTTAAATGGTTTATAACTACGGTAATAATTACCGCCTTGTGGTTGACCAAAGAATGTATGATCACCTTGATTACATTCGTATTCTAGAGCCATAGCTCTTGTATACGCTTCTTTTTGTGACAGCATTTGGAATTGTTGTCCATCGCCAATCACTCTACTAGAGAATATAGAAGATGCTCTAGCTACAATATAAGCTTGAATAGGTTGTGGTAGATATTCATAATTCCATTCCCATAACACATCAATGTAAAGCGTTCCATCTCCCCATTTATCTGTATGGTGAATAGTATCATAGAGATAACCTCCACGATTAACACTATTTTTTCCTAGGTTAGCTGCATAATCTTGGCTAAGATCATATTGAATAGCATTATTAGGAATAACTACTTTCTTTGTAGTTGCATCTGGTGTTACTTCTAGATTTAATTCTTTATTAAATGTCCAGCCTTCAGACTGAACTTCACGTGATACTTCTTTTAAAGTATTAAAAGCAATCGCAACGTCCGGGTTAGTTTGAGTTTCTACTTTATAAGAAACAACTGATTTTAGGATTGATATATTACCTGTCGATGAATGTGAAATATTAACAGTGTAATTATATGTTTGTGGGTTTGATGCTGGAACAGCTACACCTGTTGTAGAAACAGCTGTGTTAGGGATAATACCAGTACCACTTAAATAAGTACCTACAGGTATGTCTGCTTCTTCAGTAGTTAATGTAGTACCAGAAATACTACCAGTAAAAGTAGTAAGTGGTTCAAGTACAAAAGTTGTTTCAGTTGTTAGAGTATTCACGGGAGCCTGACCAACTGACGCCAGGATCTGATTAACAGCTTGTAGCTCAGTATTGGAGCCAGTAGTAGGAAAAGGCATAATTTGATAATGAGTATTATTCTCAATAAAGAATTAAAAAAAAGGAGTCCCCGAAGAGACTCCCAATATAAGATAAACAAACGTATCAGGTAACGTTTGCAGGATAAGAAGAACCAAATGCAGCAGGAGCACTGTTAGTAGCATAAAGCTCAACAGCAGCAGCAGGGTTCAGGAAATCAGCACCCATAGCAAGACGACCCAAGATAACATCACCCTGATAAATCACGGAGACATCACCACTGGTTACTTGAACCTGAGGAGCGATAGCTTCGACACAACCAGCAGCTTCACGCTGGAAGATCAAACCACAAGAGGTTTCAAAGGCATTAGCAGCACCGTAGTTATTACGGGGACCAGCAGCAGAGCTGACAGTAC